AGACCCGCTTGCGGCCATCGTGGAGCAGCACGTCGGCCCGGCGCCCAAGCCAGAGGATTTCCCCGCTGGGGAGTTTGACCCCGGCTTTCGCAAGGCTGAGACGGATTACATCCGACGGTCTGCGGCAGTCGAGGCGCAGGTTCGCATTTCGCAGCAGTTGCAACAGGCGCAGATCGCGACCCGTGAGCAGCATCTTGCCGCGAACCTGGCCCAGCAAGTGGCAGTGATTGAGAAGGCCGACCCGGAAGCCCGGCAGGCCATTGGCGAACTTGGCGTGAGGCTCGGCCGTGCCGGGCAGCAAGGCCAGTTCGTCGCCAACGTCATCGCCGAAATGGGCGCGGACGTGGCCTATCACATTGCCAGAAATCCCGAGGTTGAGGCGCGTCTTCGGTCGTCTCCGGTCCCGGCTGCACTGATCGAACTGGGTGCCATCCGCGCGAGCCTACAGGCCGCAAAGACGGCGCCTCCGGTGCAACCTACCTCTGCGCCTCCCCCACCACCCCGCGCTGTGCGCGGCGGGGGATCGGCCTCGCCTGACCTCGATAAAATGTCCGTTGAGCAGTTCGCTGCTTTCCGGAATCAGCAGGAATACGGCAAACGCTGACGCAGAGGGCATCCTGAAAGGGACGCTCTGTGGCTACGCTTATCACGCCGTCCATCGTGACGAAGGAAGCCCTTCGTCTGCTGGACAACGAGCTGATCGCCAAGAAGCTCGTTTATACCGACTACAGCAACGAGTTCATCCGCGGCGTTGGGACTTCGGTGACCATCCGCCGTCCGCTGGCGTTCTCCGTCCGCAACTCCATGACTATGTCCGTGCAGGACCCCGTGGAAGGCAGCGTCTCGCTGACCCTCGACAAGGTTGCCGGCGCGGATATCCGGTTCTCGGACATCGAGCGCACGCTGACCATCGAGGAATACTCGGACCGGGTTCTCAAGCCGGTGATGCGCGGCATCGCGAACAAGATTGACCGCGATATCCTCGACAACACCAAGTATTTCTGGTCCACCGTCGGCACGGCCGGCAATCGCGTCACGACCTGGGCCGGCTTTGCCGCCGCGCCGCAGCGACTGATGGAGATGGCCGTTCCCGAGGGGGACACCCATGCGGTGATGACCCCGAACGACGGCTATGGCCTGGCGGGCGCTTTTACCGGCACCTACGTGCAGGACATTGCGCGCCCGGCCATCGAGCGCGCGAAGCTGCCCAGCCTTCCCGGCATGGCGGCGGCCTACATGTCCAACAACCTGCCGGTTGTGACTGCCGGCACGCGCGTCCTTGCTGACGGCCTGACCAACGGTGCTTCGCAGACCAGCAACTGGGCGGACGTGCGAACCACGTTCAAGCAGGATCTGATCTGCGACGACTTCGCGGCCAGCGCGACCTTCAAGGCGGGCGACGTGTTCACGCTCTCGGGCGTGTATGCGGTCAACCCGGTCCTGTCGGGCGACGGCACCACGACCCTGAAGCCGAACTACAGCTACCTTCAGCAGTTCGTTGTGCTTGAGGACAAGCAGGCCGATGGCGCTGGCGCCGTTACCCTGTCCATCTCGCCGCCGCTGATCACGTCCGGTCCCTACCAGACGTGTTACAACAGCAACGCGAACACGGACGGCCTGACGATTACCTTCGTCGGCGCGGCTTCGGCCATCATGCCGGTGAATGCGGCCTTCCATCGTAACGCCATCGCGTTTGTGACCCGCCCGCTGGAAATGCCGGCCGGCGTCACCGACTGCGCGCGCGAGACTTACAAGGGGATTTCCCTGCGTATGACTCCCGTGTGGGATGGTATTTCCAGCGTGCAGAACTGGCGCTTTGACATCATCTACGGAACGCAGATGATCGACGGGCGCCTCGGCACGCGCTTCTTCGGCGCATAAGGAGGCGCTGCAACTATGGCACTTCGCGAACTGAGCGACGGCAACCCGGACGGCACTCGCCTGGGTCAGTCGTCTTCCGACAAGCTGGGCTTCTATGGGCTTTCGACGCCCATCGTGCGCCCCAGCGTGACGGCCTACACGACCACCACGGCGGCGACCTCGACCTCCCCGTGGGGCTTTGCGACGTCCACGCAGGCCGACGCGGTGAACACCGCGGCGCGGCAGGCGGTGACGGCGCTGCGCGCGCTCGGCCTCGGCGGCTGAGGAAAGGCGGGGGACGGGGCAACTCGTCCCCCGCAACCTTCATGGCGGAGAAGGTCATCATTGCAACGCCGGTTTTCGGCGGGGCCTTGGGGCGCTATGTCGCCTCGCTTACCAAGACGCTGCACGCGTTGCAGCAAGTCGGGCAGCCGTATGACGTGCTGATTCTCGACGGAGACGCCTACATTGCGCGTGCGCGGAACACGCTGGCGCTGTCGTTCATGCAGGGCGATGGCGATGTGCTTTTCTTCATTGACCAGGACATGGGCTGGGATCCGGAAGGGTTCTTCCGCATCCTGACCGCGGACGCGCCGGTAGCGGCGGCGGCGTATCCGATGAAGAACTCCTGGCAGGAATGGACGGCGAACCTTGCCACGGACAATGGCGAACTGATCGGCCGGGCTCGCGCCGACAAGACGGGCCATCTCATCGAGGCAGAGTCCATTCCGATGGGGTTCACGAAAATCACGCGGGATGCGCTCACGGTGATGCGCGAGAAGCGCCGCGAGCATGACTGGCCGAACCCGCTGAACCCGGAGAAGTTTTTTCACAACTGGTTCGCAACGCCGCCGTCCGCGACTGAGGGCATCGTGGGCGAGGACGTGTGGTTTAGCCGCGAGTGGCGCCGCATCGGCGGCAAGTTGTGGGTAGATCCGGACGTGACGCTTGACCATGTCGGCCAGAAGGCTTGGACCGGCAACCTGCACCAGTTCCTGATGGGTCAGGCGCCGCCTGACACCAACGCGGACGGGTTTGGCGAGGAAATCTAATGGCAACCAACCTGCAACACGTCACGCGCGCGCTGCGCCTTATCGGCGTGTTGCAGGAGGGTGAGCAGCCGTCCGCGGATGCCGGCGCCGACGCGCTGGTTGCGCTGCAAGCCATGCTTGCGTCCTGGGAAGGCGAGGGCGTTCCGCTGTCCGGGCTTGTCGGGCAGACGTTGACGCTCGGCGCGACCCTGCCGCTGCCGGCCACGCATGACGACGCGATACAGACGAACCTCGCGCTGCGCCTGGCGCCCGAATACGGCGCGTCTGCGGTCATCTCGCCGCTGTTGGTGGAGCGGGCCGATACGTCCTTCCGCACACTTCAAGGGCAGTATGCCGACGACATTCCGATGAGCGTTGAGCCGGCGCTGATCCGCGGCGGGCGCGTCTGGTGGGATTGGAGTTTCAATGGCTAGAGAACCCGCTCCCCGCACCGCGTCGCGTTATCAGCGCGGGCTGTCCTACGAGCCGGGGCTTGCCGACAGCCGCTATCGTCCCGAGCGGATGACCGGCGGCGGCGGCGGGCCGGTGACGAATGTCGGCGGTGGCGTGTCCCCAATTGTGCCGCCGGATGATGACGACGGGATTGTCGTCCCGATTGGCGGCGGCGGCGGCGGCGGGAGCCTCGGCGCGATTGGCGGCGGCGCGGGGCTGCTTGCGGCGCTCGCGAACCCGAACCTAATCCGGCAGTTGGGCGGATTGCTCGGCGGCTCGGGCACGGCGGTTTCAGGGATTACCACGGGCAGCACGGCGCCGATTGGCGCGACTGCGCCGGCTGCGGGGGCGGCGATTGACCCTATCGCGGCGCTGGCGCCTGAGGCGGCCACACAAGGCGCCACAAGCGGCGGGCTAGCCGGTAGCGGCGGCGCGGGCTCGGGTGGCGCTGGCGCGGCTGCTACGGGGCTTTACGGACTTCCGCTGGTCGCGCTCGGCGGCGCTGAGTTCGGCTCGGCGGTTCTCCCGGCAGGCTGGGGCGCGGCGGCGGGCAATCAGGTTCTATGGTCTCCCACGTCCGACCTGTTTAGCGGCGCGCTGGTTAACCCGCCCGTGATGGACGGCGGCGGCCTCGGAAGCGCGGCGCTCGGCGCTGACCTTGTGGACGACGCCGCGAGCGGCATCTTCGGCAGCGGCGGCGGCTTTTGGGCAAACGCCCCGTGGAACATCGCGGGCGGCGCGCTCGGCAACTACATCTCAAGTCAGGCGCCTTTCGAGGGCAGCCGCGACCCGACTGGCAAGTCCATCGGCTCGGCCGTTGGCGCGCTTGCCGGCATGGCGATCCCCATTCCCTTCTTCGGCCCGCTGCTCGGCAGCATCATCGGCGGCGCCATCGGCGGCCAGTTCGGCCCGCAGGAAAGCGTGGGCGCCAACTGGAACGCCGGATTCACGTGGTCCCCGGAGCTCGCGAACCAAGTCCAGAATTCCTACATCGCATCCGGCGGCACGATGCCGACCGGCCTGACCGGCGACTTCGGGTTCCAGTCCTTCAGCGGCGCGGATAACGGCGGCGTTGCGAACATGGACTTCGCCAACGCCTTCCAGCAGCAGCTTATGGCGATGGCGGCGGCGCAGGGTTACGCGGTCAACCCGACCGCGATAGGCGCGGGCTATGCCGTGGGGCAGTTCATGCCCGGCGATAGCATGACCGCGCCGGGCAGCGGCTACTTCTACAAGCCGGCCGACGACATCGGCGCGAACCCGTCGCAGTTCTTCGGCACGGACCTCAACGCGCAATGGCAGCCGTTCGGCGGCGCTTTTGCGGGCGCGTTTGACCATCTGATGCCACAGCAGAATATGACGGTTGGCGACCGGATGCTGGATTACGCTTTCGATGACCTTGTTCGCCAAGGGCTGTTCGTGCCGCAGGGCCAGGCGGTCAGCCAGGACGCGGCGTTGCAGCAGCTTATGGGCACCGCGCAGAACAACTTCACGAGCGGCCAGAACTACTTCGCGCAAGCCGAAGCGAACCAGAGCGTCGGTTAATGCCTCGCATCCCCTTCGCGCTCATGAGTTATCGCGAGCGTAGCCTACCCGTCTCGGCGCAGCGTGTAATTAATTGGGCGGCGCAGCAAGAGCCCCGCGACGCAAAAGCCCCTGTCATTCTGATCCCGACGCCGGGCCTCGACGTGTTCACCACACTTCCCGCCGGTCCGTTCCGCGGCGCGCAGGTGATGGGCAACCTCTGCTACATCGTGGCCGATGACACGGTGTATGCCGTGGACACGTCCGGCGCCTATACCGCGCTCGGCACGCTGGCGGCCGGTGGCGCGGTGTCCATGGCGAACAACGGGACGCAGATGGTCATCGTTGTCCCCGAGACGCAGCAGGCGTGGATTGCGACGCCGACGACCTTGACGCAGATCACGGACGCGGACTTTCCGGGCGCGGCGACGGTCGCTTACCTGAACGGCTTCATGGTGTTTTCGCGGCCGGATTCTACGTCCTTCTTCTGGTCCGCGTTGAACGACGCGGCCAGCTACGACGCGCTTGACTTCGCGAGCGCGGAAAGCGCCCCGGATGCGATTGTCGCGGTGCGGCGCATTGGCGACTTTCTGTGGTTCTTCGGGACTGACAGCATCGAAATCTGGTCCGGCTCCACTCAGGGCGACGTGCCGTTCACGGAACTCGCGGGCGGGCTGGTGCCGCAAGGCTGCGGCGCGCGGTTCAGCATCGCGGACTACAACAACAACCCTTTCTGGCTTGGCGCTAACCGCGTGGTCTATCGCGGCGAGGGCGCCTCGGCGCAGCGCATCAGCACGCACGCGATTGAGCAGGCGATTGCCGGCTATGTGACCGTGTCCGACGCGCGCGGGTGGATATACGAGCAAGAGGGCCACACCTTCTACGTCCTGACCTTCCCGGACGCGGGAGAGACTTGGGTCTATGACCTGGCAACCCAGTCCTGGCACGAGCGCGAAAGCGAGCCGGTTCAATACAACGGGACGTGGCGGGCCATCGGCGGCGTGACCTTCGGCGGCGCGACGCTGGCCGGGGATAGCGTTGACGGGCGGATTTATGTCGTGGACCCGACGTTCCCGACCGAAGACGGCGACCCGATCATTCGCACGGCCGTTGGCGCGCCGCTCTACAACGAGGGCAAGCGGCTGTTCCTGAGCAAGCTTGAGGCCGACATGGAGACGGGCGTCGGCACGGCAAGCGGGCTGGGCTCCGCGCCGAAGGTTTGGCTGTCCGTCTCTGACGATGGCGGCCGGACGTTCGGATATGACCACGAGGCGAGCCTTGGCGCCATGGGCCAATATCGCACGCGGGTTCGGTGGCTGCGGCTGGGCACGTCGCGCGAGCGGGTGTTTCGCATTCAGATGAGCGACCCCGTCCGCACGACGCTGATTGCGGCCAACTTTGATGCGGTGCCGGGCGCCAGCTAATGGCCCAGCAACGCTACGACTTCCCGATCCCTTCCGCCGATCCGGTGGTTGGGGCGTCGCGGATGGTCACGCCGATCTGGTTGAAGCTGTTCAACGCATGGCGCGACCGTTTCGGCATCCTGACCGAACAGGCGCAGGTTTATGACCCGCCGAACATCCTGAGCGGCGCGACTTCCTCGATTGCCGTTGCCTTCGCGGGCGCGAAGCCGGGCGACAAGGCGTGGGCGACCCATAGCGCGGTTCAAAGCGGGATCATCCTGCTTGCGACGGCGACGACGAACAGCGTGACCGTGACGTTCTGGAATGTCACGGGCGCACCGATTGACCTGGCCAGCGGCACGCTGCGCGTAGGAGTGGAAAGCACGACATGAGCATCGTTGGACCGCGCAACGCGCTTGCGGGCGTGGCTGCGCCTTCTATGGGCTGGGAAAACGGCATGAACCCCGAACTCGCCGCGGCGCTTATGGCGGCGCTCGCCAACCCGCAGATGCAAGCGCCCATGCCGCCTATCGGCGCGCGGCCGGCGCCCTACGAAATGCAGTATGTGCCGGCGGCGCGTTCCGCGTTCCCCGGCGGCTACATGTGGGACCCGCGCGGACAGGCCGGCGCCGCCTTCGGTGCTGCGCCTCCGCAGCGCGCGCCGATGCAGGCGCGGCGACCTGTTTCCCGTGAAATGGGCGCGGACCAACTCAACGCGCTTGTTCTCGGCGCGCTCGGCGGTCAGGCGCCCGTCGCGCAGGGCGGGAACAACTACGGCGCCGACCAGAACATCCGCCGCTTTATGGGATACTGACCGATGATGGATTGGCTCGTCCCGCTGCTTCAAGGCGGCTCGGCGCTTTACGGCGCATACAGCGCCAATCAGGCGGCGAACACCGCGGCGCAGGGCGGGCAGAACGCGCTCGCGCTACAGGCGCAGATGTATAACCAGAACCGGCAGGACTTGGCGCCATGGCGCGCGGCCGGTCAGCAGGCGCTCGGCGCGATGGTCCCGCAGGTGACGGGCGGCTTCCAGGGCTCGCCCGGCTACCAGTTCCAGCAG